GAAGTTTCCAGACTCGCACCTATATTTACACATGGAGCCGGCACCGATTATGGGCGGCTTCTCTGTAGAACTCTTGCTACAAGCAGTTGGTTTAGGTGATGGCAAGGTCACGATCGCCGACAGCAATCAATTACGTATCGGTTATCCGACAGAAACCTTGGCGGCGATTTACACAACGTCCGATGTTTTGCTAGCGGCGACTTACGGCGAAGGATTTGGGGTACCGGTTATCGAGGCACAAGCCTGCGGAACCAGGGTTATCACGTCAAACTGGGCCGCAACCCAAGATCTTGTCGGCGAAGATTCCTTTTTGGTGGAAGGTCAACCGTTCTGGGACGAACCACAGAAAGCGTTTTACCATATTCCTAGTATCGGATCGATTGTGGGAGCGTTGGAGCTGGCGTATAAGGCGGAACGCGGCTTTTCCACGGGAGCGCGAAAGTTCGCGTTGGATTTTGACGTGGAAACCGTCTGGGACAAGTATTGGCTACCGTTTCTAAAGGGCGTTTTCGATGCTCGATAAGTTGCGCGTTTACACCGGCGGCACTTTCGATTTGTTTCACGCCGGTCACGTGAACCTGTTGCGTAAGTGCCAGCAGTTGGGCCGCGTCGTGGTGGCGTTGAACACGGACGAGTTTATTCAAGATTACAAGGGCAAGAAGCCTGTCTGTTCGTTCGAGGAGCGAGCGGAAGTGTTGTGGGCTTGCCGATATGTCGACGAGGTCGTGGAGAATATCGGCGGCGCTGATTCTAAAGTGACTATCGATGAAGTCAAACCGGATATCATCGCGATAGGTACAGATTGGGCGCGCAAGGATTATTACACTCAAATGGCTTTCGACCAACAATATCTTGACGATCGTGATATTTCCCTAATTTACATACCGTATACGTGGAGCATATCGACAACAGAATTGAAGGTGCGTAGTGCAAATAGTTATAGGAACGACGCCAGATCGTTCTAACTGGTTGGCTGAGTGCGCCGCGTCAATCGGTAGGCCGTTCATAGCGGTATCGAACTATGGTTACGAGTTGGGCAAAATCCGTTGGGTTATGGAGAACACGAACATCGAGCGTTTCTTGTTTTTACAAGATTCCGTAATTATTAAGTCTGACGCTTTTTGGGATTTATTGGAAGGTTATGACGGATCCGTTTCGATAAACCAGGATCCCACATATTACGGCTCTTATATGGGCGTTTACGAACGCGCCATTTTGAAGCATTTGGATTTACCGGTGATGGAAACGAAACGGGACGCTGTCACGCACGAAGTCGATTGGGCGCGGCGTTATATTCAGGTCGGCGGTATCGTACCGGTTATGTTCCCGACGCTTAGGGACGGCGAAGAATTTGAGGTACATCACGGAAGAATGAACATGGTTATCGAAAACGATTACATAAAAAAATATAAGGGGACGTGGAGTTACGACCAACTATGATTCCGAACCTGATTATTCCCGTCCTGAATCGGTACGACCTTTTACAGCGATGCCTAATGTCGATCGATTTTCCTGTGAAACATTTGTTGATCGTGGATAACGGTTCTAGCGTGAACGCGATCGATACGGAAGTCAACATTTCCGATTATGTGGAGGTCACAACCTACCTGCCGATGCCCGCGAATCTTGGTGTCGCGGCTTCCTGGAATCTAGGAATAAAGTGTTTCCCGCATGACGATGCCTGGTTTTTCGCTTCCAACGATGTGCAGTTCGGCCCAGGAGCCATTGAGAGGCTCTCAGAAGCCCGTACAGACGAGATAACCCTGTGTGCGGCCTTTCCCTTCTGGCAAGCATTTTCGCTCGGCTACGAGGCTGTCAACCGTATCGGTTTGTTCGACGAAGGGTTCTACCCGGCCTATTTTGAGGACAACGATTATCAACGGAGAGCGATCCGCGCCGGCGTTGACATACGCAAGCTTGACATTCTAGTTGACCACGACAACAGTTCGACGATTAGATCGTCTTCGCTTTATACGGGCAAAAACGACGCGACTTTTCGTTCCAACCAAATATATTTCGGCGATAAAGAACTAAACGACGATTACGGCTCTGGTTGTTGGTCGGTGGAGCGTAGAAGGCAGAACTCCTGGGATTAGCCAGGTACAATAAACCTGGAGGCTTAAATGGCTATTGTCAACGGTTATGTTTCACTTTCTGAGGTGAAGGCGGCGCTTAGAATCAACGATTCCGCTGACGATGACCTGCTGGAACTTAGCATCGAAGCCGCTTCGCGTGAGATTGATGGTTATTGCGAACGCGTGTTTTATACGACCGGCGCTACAGCGGTGAGCCGCGTATACATACCGACCGACAACTTCCTAACCGAAACTGACGATCTTGTTAGCGTCACCCAGTTAAAGACTTCATCGACCGGCGAAAGTTTTGACACAACATGGAACCTCAGCACCGACTTACAGTTGGAGCCGCTGAATGGTATCGCCGGAGGGTTTGTCCAACCGTACACACGACTCAGAGCAATAGGTGACTATCTTTTCCCTGTTTGGGATCCAAGAAATGTCAACGCTCACGAAGCGACTGTACAAGTAACCGGTGTTTACGGTTGGGCCAGCGTCCCAAAGGCTATCAAGCAGGCCACATTGCTTCTTTCGTTACGACAGTTTAAGCGTTACGACTCCCCGTTGGGCGTTGCCGGCTTCGGCGACATCGGTGTAGTACGGGTCGGCCGCTTTGACCCCGACGTCGAATCTTTGGTTTCTCCATACCGCAAGGTGCGTATGGCGTGAGTATCGCTGACATTAGGGACGGTATCGGCACTAACCTGCGTACAATATCTGGTTTGCGCGTCACCGAAACAATACCCGACAACTTTTCCCCTCCGATCGCTGTTATCAGCCTTTCTAATATCCTTTACGACGAGTCTTTCCAACGAGGCCTAACACAATACAACTTTGTCGTTTCCACGATCGTCGGACGGGTGGCGGAACGGGAAGCGCAACGCCGGTTAGACACTTACGCCTCCAACGGATCCGCTTCCGTCAAATCGGCTATCGAAAGCGATCGGACTCTCGGCTCCGCCGCTTATGACGTGCGCGTATCGGAGATGACAAACATCGGTGCGGTACTATTAGGTGGAGATGTAACTTATCTTGCAGCCGACTTCGCTGTGAGTGTGTACGCAGAATAAGGAGAATACTGTGACAAAGTTTGTCGCAACCGACTACAACATTACAATCAACGGCACCTCGTATAGCACGAGCCTCGCGGCCGTTACTCTTGATATCTCCGCGGAGGAACAAGAAACTACCGCTTTCGGCGGATCCGGTTACCGTACACGTATCGGTGGCCTAAAGGACGCAAGCATTTCGCTAGACTTCCACCAAGACTTCGGCTCCAACGCGATCGACTCAGTCCTGTTCCCCCTTCTGGGTACTGGCGCGACCGTTGTCGTAAAGCCTACCTCCGGCACCGTAACGGCGACCAACCCGTCTTACACCGGCGTATTCCTTGTTACCGAGTATCAGCCTTTCGCCTCCAATGTTGGCGACCTGGCGACGCTTTCTGTGACCTGGCCTCTCGCTGGAACTGCCGGTATCGTTAGAGGAACCGCGTAACAATGAATCCGATAAACCTACGCATAACCTTCATCGACGGTTCAGAAAATACTGTTACGGCGGTCGCGGCTGACCTGATTGCTTTTGAGGCGAAGTTTGATTTGAGTATCGTCAAATTGGAATCAGAGATCCGGCTTACTCACATGTTTTTCTTGGCTTGGCACGTCCTGAAACGGACTGCTGAAACGGATGTGGAATTTGAGAAGTGGGCCGAAAACGTGTCTTCCGTCACAGAGGCTTCTCAAAAAAAATAGCAGGGCTCGGCGAGAGTAGCCTCCATTGGCAGATCGCGGCCTTGGCGGTGGAAACTGGTATTAGTCCAACGGAACTTATCGAGTTAGAGCCAAGAATGTTGTGGACTTTGGGCCGCTATGTGACTGCCCGTTCTCAGCAGATGAACCGGAAGCGGTAAACTGTATCGAGAGGAGTCCGGCTTATGCCCATATATCCAAGTATCGACGCGCGAGGCCTGCGCGAAGCGATAACTGAGCTAAGAAAACTTGACCCCGACCTTGTTTCGGCTCTCCGTAAGGACATGCGATCTTCTCTGAAGCCTTTCGCTCAGGAAATCAAAGAAGCCTTGCCGGTGACACCTCCCCTTTCGGGCATGGATCACAACGGCGACACACGTTACCTTCCTTCGACAGTAACGGTTTCCCTAACAACGGGCCGCTCCA